TTCTGTGGTTGAACATTTGCATTATCTTTTCCATTATCTGCAACTTCTGTTTCTTGTTTGATGCCCACACGTCCAACTGTATGGTCATGTTGTAGTGCACTGGCATCAATCTCTCAATGGTGAATGCGTTGCCCTGTGTGTTCTCGTATGTCTGTGTGTCGGTGTCCCAGGTCCTCTGTTTCAGCGTCTTCTTGTCAACGAAGAATGGCTCCTGCACGCGGTCCCTGGCATAGTCCAGTGCCGTGATGTGGAAAGTCATCATGGGAGAACTGGGCATCTTGCTCCTGGAGTTCTGTGCGATGATCTGTGATGCCTGCCTGGATGCGTCTCCGTACCTGACTGGTACACGCACCAATGTGGCCGCACCCGTGTCGTCCACTCCGTATTCCACCTGGTAGTTGGAAAACATCCTCGTGAACTGTATGAGGAAACGCCTTATCTGGTCGTCATAGAAAAATGGTACTGTCTGTCCTGCCATTAGTTATCCTTTTTGGGGTTCAACAGGTCAGACAGCGATTGGCTACTTGGTATGTTGCCCCTGTCCGTCGTCTGTACCGTTGCTGTGTTGCTCTGGAATGATTCTTTCAGTGTCTTGTTGTCTGTATCACCCGGTGTCAATTCTGTTCTCACGCCATCCTCTACCTTGACCCATCTGGTGCCATCAAATCTGAACAGCCTGTTGGGGAAGTAATCCAACCTCAGTGCGTAGTCGCCACTGCCTGGATTGGCGGGAAAGCTCACGCCCGATGTCACGGGCAGTCCGTTGGGCGGAACATTGTTGCCGGTCATGTATCCCACCAGGTAGCCGTCCACTGATGGTGTGGTGCCTGGCTTGACCGGTTCGTCATCTACCGTTGCCGTCACATAGAATGCTGTGTTGTCATAACCACTGCGTGGAACCTCGACCTCTGCCTGTTGCACTATGGCATCATTGATCTCCAGATCCTTCTTCTTCATTGACACGAAGTCTTCGATGGTGCCCGCACTTGGATTGTCCGGATCGATCGGCTTGTTCAGGATGTCATCAAACTCCTGTGTGGCCTGCATCGGTGTGACCTTGACACGCCATAGGTGTGGTAACCAGGTCGGGCTGAAGCCCTCAGCCGCGAAGGCGGCATCCTGAACCACGTAGTACCTGGGCAATGCCTTGGGTATCAGGTCGTTGGTGTCCAATGGATGGTAGTCCTTGAGATTGGGAAATTCCAACACGTCACCGGCCGTCAACTTGCGACCCAGTGAATCTATCATGTCATTGTAATGGAAAGTGACGAACAGCGTGTCACCATTCAGGAACAGACCAAACTGTGACAGGTCAAAGTCGATGTCCTGCACGTTGTACACTCCACGCATGACATAGATGTCATCATCGTAGTTCCTGTTCCTGTTCTCCAGGAACAACAAGTCCTCCACGTTCAGTGGATCTTCTGTGTCGTATGTGGGTTGTGTGACGTCGCCCTGATCTCTGACCGAACTGTCACCGACGATCTTGGGTCCCATGTACTTGTGGACGAATATGTCCGCACCGCCAACCGTGTACATCTCGCTGATGGTCTTGTCCAGGAACTTGAAGTCATTGGTCTTGTTTGATCGGTATAATGATAATCGTGGCATTTTGTGTTCTCGCTATCTAACTATTTATCGCCTAAAAGAGTTGACCTCAAAATACAAAAGTGGTAAAATAGTGAGATGCTACGAATTGACACCTCACAAGATTGGGCAAGAGTGGATCATGAACTGCAAAAAGACATCAAAAACCTGCCTTATCATGTCAGAATGGACCTGGAGAAGATAAACAAAAATATCAGTAACCTGGTTACTGAGTTAAGTACAGCAGAAATTCAGTGCAGGCGACATCACAAGACGACGCACACTTTTATAGAATTACAGGAGAAATGCAACACAATGATAGCAGACTATCAAAAGATGATCATGATGGGGAAACTGTTGTGATGGCACTCAAGAGATCAGTGGAAGAGAGCAAGGCCTGCGCCGTGGGCAAGATCAACGAGGTGTTCGACAACTACATCGAGGGCGACATACAGGACAGCGAGAAACCCCAGGGCATACAGGAGATACTGGCCAGATATGACCTACCGGCCAAGCAGATCAAGATGATCAAGGATCTGTGGGAGAAACAGATCAAGGAACTGAATGCCTCTGTGACCAACAAAGACAAGGTTCTAAGCGAGGGATACAGTTGGGCTACCAAGGACCAGCAGAAGAACATGATCTCTTACTGTAGGGAGATTATAAGCGAATTAGAGGCATATTCAAAGGATTCCAAGGAAGGAGTCAAACGCAGGAAACCAAGACCGCCGGAGAAGGTGGTGAGGAAACTGAAACTGCTCAGCGAGTTTCCGGAACTGAATCTCAAGACCGAGGATCCCACCAAGATACTGGAGTCCAGTGAGATGTGGGTGTACAACACCAAGAACCGCAAACTGCAATACTACGTGGCCGATGCCCAGAACAAGGTGTTCATGGTCAAGGGCACCAGCATACTGAATTTTGACGCCAAGAAGTCCACACAGAAGACACTACGCAAGCCGGAACAGTTCCTGCCACAGTTGAGCCTGGCGGACAAGCCGTCCAGACGCAAACTGTTTGATGAGCTCAAGACCACTGGCACGCCAGTGAATGGACGATTCAACAGCAACCTGATCATCATCAAGGCCACCTACACCCTACCATCAGCCAGTTGACCATATTCCGATAAATAGTTACAACGGAGGACACAATGGCCACACTAACAGAATTAAAACAGGAGGTGTTTGACTATGTTGCCAATCGCTTGGGCGATGGCATAGTTGATACCGAACTGGATCCCAAGCACTATGAAACGGCATACTCAAAGGCCTTGCTGACATACAGATCCAGGGCACAGAATGCCCATGAGGAATCATATTCTCTGTTGCAACTGACCAAGAACCAGAACGTGTACACACTGCCAAGCGAAGTGCAGTCAGTGAGACAGATCTTCCGCAGGACCATGGGAGATGCCACAGGACCATACTCATCCAGTTTTGATCCATTCTCATCGGCCACCTTGAACGTGTACCTGCTGAACTACTCCTATGCGGGCGGTTTGGCCACATTCGACATGTACAGCCAATACGTTGAGCTGGCCATGCGTATGTTCGGAGGACACCTGAACTTCAACTACGAGCCAGTGAGCAAGAAGTTGACCATCATGCGTGATCCCAAGGGCAGTGGCGAGGACGTGCTGTTGTGGCACTACAACTACAAACCGGAAGTGGTGCTGTTGCAGGATGCACCCATACTGCAATGGATACGTGACTACACCTATGCCGGCGGCAAGATGATCATCGGCGAGGCACGTGAGAAGTTCGCCACCATCGCTGGTCCACAGGGAGGCACTCCACTGAACGGCTCGGCCATCAAGGCAGAGGCACAGGCAGAGATGGACAGGCTGATAGCAGATCTGGCAACATTCACGGATCATTCACAACCATTGAGCTGGGTGATCGGCTGATGCAGGTATCCGAGATCATCACGGAAGGCATGGTGTTTGCCCGTGTGGGCAAGGGCGGTACCGGCAAGTCCAAGGTCAAGATGAAGTGGCGTTGCGAGACCGGCAACCGTGCAGGCAGATTGGTGTCAAGTCCCAGCCAATGCGGAGCATCCATTGATGTGGGCAAACGGGCAAAGATGAAACAGACACGTGCCAAGACCAAGGCCGTGCAGGCACGCAAGGCCAAGAGAACCAAGAAACTGAACGTGGCCAGTCGCATCATGCAGGCGCTGAACAAGTTCAAACGCAGAGACGCACTCAAAAAATCTCTCAGACCCAAGAAAGTGGCAACGTCAAAACGTGCCAAACCAAAAACACCTTTCCTAAAAAAGATATCCCCAAAAGGACCAAAACGCAAGTAGGTTGACACAAAATCCAGTTTGCAGTATAATAATAGCATGGATTTGATGATTGACATAGAAACACTGGCAACAGACCACGACGCTGTGATCATGACCATCGCGGCACAGGTGTTTGATCCCTTGCAGAACGGCTGGCCAGAAAGGCACTTCTATGCCAGGGTCACCACGGAAAGCCAACCCAATCGCAAGGTGGATGATGCCACCGTTGAGTGGTGGGCACACCAGGCACCGGAGGCACAACGTGAGGTGTTCGAGGACGTGGGTCGCAGGCCATTGCATGAGTGCCTGGAAGATCTGGGCAAATTGATATGGCACAGTGAAAGGATATGGGCCAATGGTCCCACCTTTGACATGAACATACTGGAACATGCCTACAAGGAATTAGGGCAGAACCTGCACTGGAAGTTCTGGAGGGTGCATGATTGCAGGACAGTCTATTCATTGTGGCCGGACATGCCTGAGGTCAAATCGGCAAGCCACCATGCCCTAGATGATTGCAAAAGACAGATCCAGATGTTACAATCATGTATTAAACACCTGGGAATCAACAAGATAAAATGATCATAGCAATCAGCGGACTCATAGGATCGGGCAAGGACACATTGGCGGACTACCTGGTCAACACACACGAATACAGGCGAGACAGTTTCGCCAACAACCTCAAGGATGCCATATGCAACATGTTCGGTTGGGACAGGGAAATGGTCGAAGGACGTTCCAAATCCAGTCGCAAGTGGCGTGAGGAAGTGGACGAATGGTGGGCCAAGAGATTGGACATGCCACACCTGACACCTCGCTGGATATTACAGCACGTGGGCACGGATGTCATCAGGGCACACTTCCACGATGACATGTGGTTGGCAAGCCTGGAGAACAAACTCAGGAAGACCGATGACAACATAGTCATCAGTGACGTCAGGTTCAAGAACGAGGTCAAGATGTTGCGTGGACTGGGTGCCATATGCGTGGAAGTCGTCAGGGGTGACAGGCCAGACTGGTACACACATGCCGAGGCCAATGACATCAACAAGTTACAGGAGTTGGGCGTGCATCGTTCCGAGTATGACTGGATCGGCACTGACTTTGACCGCACACTGGACAACAACGGAACCACAGACGATCTCTACCGCCAGGTAGATCAGTTGCTCAAACAGCACTGCTAATCAGGAATCAGATCTCCCACTTTCCATGCTGACTGGCGCTGTACCAATGCGGAACAGTTGAGGCAGATGCTACGCAGATTCAACAGGTCAGCATTGTTGAGATTGCCATCCATGTGATAGACCATGATCTGGCTACCATGCTTGGCACGGAACCCACACAGGTCACAGGTCTTCTTCTTGACATATCCCTTGCTCCTCCATCTCGGATCCGGTTGGCGTATCTTGCGTCGGCTGTTGGCACAGGCCATGCAACGGCTACGGTAGTGTGTCTTGCCATTGCGTTTGTAGTTGATGGCACATAGGTTGTGCCTGCAGGCGCCACAGATGGGTCTCTTCATGCCCATATTTAGTTAGACCTTTATAAAGGCTCTTTATAACCGCAAGATTACAGCGATTTGAATAAATATTCGTAACAGTTAAAGAGGATTAATAAAATGGCATTAGTATCCCCAGGAGTCGAGGTTAGCGTAATTGACCAGAGTCAATACGTTCCAGCACCGACCAATTCAGTTCCGTACATCCTGATCGCGACAGCACAGGACAAGACAAGTGGAACATCTACAGCGACAGCGAGCGGCACAACAGCGGCCAACGCTAACAAGATTAATTTAGTCACCAGCCAGAGAGAACTGGTTACATTGTATGGTAACCCAACTTTCTACAACACAAGTGCTGGCACACCGATCAACGGATACGAACTAAACGAATATGGATTATTGGCGGCATACTCCGTGTTGGGCATTTCCAACAGGGCATACATCCAGCGTGTTGACGTTGACCTAGGCGCACTTGCGTCATCACTGACACGTCCATTGGGAGAAGCGGACAACAACGCATGGTGGTTGGACACTTCAGAATCCAAGTGGGGCATACATGAGTGGTCATCATCCACAGATGCATTCACCAACAAGGTACCAACAGTCATCACATCAACAACTGATCTGGATGGCGGCGTGCCCAAGACATCGATAGGTGCCATTGGTAGTTACGCTGTGGTTGCCACGAATGCCAACAACCCAATATACTACAAGAACAGAAGCAATGCCTGGGTGTTAGTGGGATCAGACGACTGGCACAACAGTTGGCCTACCATAACTGGTACGGTCTCGTCTGCCACATTGACATCAGGACACAGCATCGTGATACAGGGTACCACAGTCACACTGTCCGGCACTACTTTATCAGACTTGGCCACCAACATCAACTCAGCATCCATTGCTGGTGTGACAGCGGATGTGGTCAGCAACAAATTAGAGATCTACGCTGACTCGGAAGTTTCAGTTGATGGATCAAGTTTGGAAGGTGCTCTCGTACTGGCAAACGGCACAGGTACAATCCTCACCGACGCAGGTTTGACAGCGGGCACATACTACTATCCAAGACTACAACAGTCACAGCACTACTCCAACCCACGTTGGAAGTCAACTGACACTGCTCCACGTCCTACAGGTTCTGTATGGATCAAGACCACGGCAGTCAACAATGGTGCTGAGATAGTTGTCAAGAGATACAACTCAACCACCAATGTTTGGACCACAACCAGTGCTCCGATATATGAGAACGATCGCACAGCACTCAAGAACATCGATCCAAGCGGTGGCGGTGAGAATGTGGCGGCTGACACATTATATGTGCAGTATGACTCTACCGAGGCAGACAACGCAACATTCAAGGTATACTACAGATACGCAACAGGTGACACAATAGTCACCACTGAGAACGACACGACCACACCCACATTTGTAGGCAGTGAAACGTTCACCATCCAGGCCAGTGCCAAGAACTCAACTGAGTTGACTTCGGCAGTCACTGTCTCGATGAGTGGTACGACAGTTGCTGACTTCGTGAGTGACTTCAACTCGGCCAACGTGGCCAACACTGAAGCGAGCGTGACATCATCAGGAGAGATACAGATCAAGCACACACAGGGTGGTGTGATCATACTCAAGGACACATCAGGTACTCCTGTTGCTGATGCTGGAATTTCCAGCTCATTGGACAATGTTAGAGCAGGCAATGACTCAGATCTGATACTGTCCAACTACGTTCCATTGACATACACAGCAAAGACCAGCGAGCCCACACAGGATCCAGCAGACGGTACATATTGGTACTACTCGGCAAGCGACCAGTGGGATATCATGATACAGGACGGCGGTACCTGGAAGGGTTATCAGAACGTGAGCACTGACTCACGTGGATTTGACCTAACCACTGCATCACCAAATGGTCCTATCGTGAGTGCTACCGCTCCAACACTACAGTCTGATGACACAGCATTGGTATACGGAGATCTTTGGATCGACACCAGCGACCTGGAAGACGTCAAGATCAAGCGTTGGCAGGCTGTTGATTCAGTCGATCAGTGGGTGACCATTGACAAGACAGACCAGACAACAGAGAACGGAGTGTTGTTTGCTGATGCACGTTGGGCAGGCGATGGCACCACAGATCCAGTCACAGACGACATACCAACAATCAAGTCACTGTTGACCAGCAACTACGTTGACATTGACAGACCAGATCCTACACTGTATCCACAGGGCATGCTACTGGTCAACACCAGACGCTCCGGCTTCAACGTCAAGGAGTTTGATTCAAACAGATTCAACGGAGTTGACTATCCAGATGATGTCTTGCCAACAGAAAAGGATGCCTGGGTCACAGTTTCAGGCAACAAGGCAGATGGTTCGGCATACCAGGGACGCAAGGCTGTGCGTAAGATCGTCACAGACAAGTTGAAATCAGGATTGGATGCCAACACAGAGATACGTGAGGAACAGAAACAATTCAACCTATTGTCAGCACCAGGATATCCAGAGTTGATATCAAACCTAGTGACACTGAACAATGACAGAAACAACACAGCATTTGTGGTAGGTGATTCACCGATGAGATTGGCTGATTCAGCCACTGACGTGGTCAACTGGGCAACAGATGCCAATGGCGCAGGCGTAGACGGCGAGGACGGACTGACAACTGCTGATCCATATGTTGGTGTTTTCTATCCAAGTGGTAGGACAACAGACCTGTCAGGCAACACAGTGGTAGTTCCAGCAAGCCACATGATGCTGAGAACCATGGTGAGATCAGATGAGATCAGTTACCCATGGCTGGCACCAGCAGGTGGACTGCGAGGCACGATCGACAATGCTTCAGCATTGGGTTACGTCAGCTCAGCCACAGGCGAGTTCACACAGACTGCTGTCAGACAGGGACTGCGTGACACACTGTATGAGAACAAGGTCAACCCATTGACCAACCTACCGGGCGGTGGATTACAGAACTACGGCAACAAGACAGTGGCCAGCACACCTTCGGCACTTGACAGGATCAACGTGGCACGTCTGATCGCTTACCTACGTGACAGACTGGAGGCACTGGGCAGAGGCTACATCTTTGAGCCAAATGACACACTGACACGCAATGAGATCAAACAAGCGGCTGAACAGTTGCTGAATGATGTCACTGCCAAGCGTGGTATCTACGACTACCTGGTGGTGTGTGATGACACCAACAACACTTCGGATCGAATCGATCGCAACGAGTTGTATGTGGACATTGCCATCGAGCCAGTCAAGTCAGCAGAGTTCATCTACATTCCATTGAGAATCAAGAACACTGGAGACATCGCGGCAGGCAACCTATAGTATAGAATAATATACGCAGATAATGGCACTTCGGTGCCATTTTTTGTGGCCAGCGGTTGATAAATACGTTACATAGAAACAAGGAGAAATACACATGGCAGTTTCATCATTGACAAAAATGACAGTGCCTTTAGCGTCAGACCAGTCTAATGCTAACCAAGGCCTGTTGATGCCCAAATTAAAATATCGCTTTAGGACGGTATTTGAGAACTTAGGTGTGAGCACACCAAGATCAGAATTGACAAAACAGGTTATTAGTTTCACCAGACCATCAGTGAGCTTTGAGGAAATGATGATAGACATCTACAACTCAAAGATCAAGTTGGCTGGTAAGCATAGTTGGGAAGATGTCACGGTTGAATTGCGTGACGATGCTTCAGGCAGTGTTGCTAAACTAGTAGGCGAACAGTTGCAGAAACAGTTAGACTTCATGGAGATGTCTAGTGCGGCGGCTGGTATCGACTACAAGTTCATCACAAGATGTGAAGTGCTGGACGGCGGCAACGGTGCCAACGAACCAAACGTGTTGGAGACATGGGAACTATACGGTTGTTACCTAACAGCAGTGAACTACAACGACTTGAACTACGGTGAATCAGCACCAGCGACAGTCTCATTGACCATCAAGTTTGACAATGCTGTACAGACACCATTGGGTACTGGACTCGGCACCAGCGTCGGTAGGGCACTAGGCGAAGTAGTCACAGGCTAATCTAAATGGCAGGCATATTTGAGAATGACCTTCTCAATGGTTTCCTGGGCAGTGAAGGCCTAAAAGACTTCAGGCACGGCTCCAAGACCTTTAGGTCCGGTGGCTATGCACTGGCACCACGTTACAAGTTTTTATTTCATGTGTATTTCAACTTGAACGTGGCCGCCATACCAGGTCTGAGACAGCTCGTGGGCAGGGACGAACAAGACAGGCTCAGCCTGTTGGTCAAGAACATCCAGTTGCCCAACTACACCATTGAGACCGATACTCTCAACCAGTACAATCGCAAGAGATTGGTACAGAACAAGATAGAATATGATCCCGTGACCATCACTTTCCACGATGACCACAGCGATCTGGCACGCAAGCTCTGGTTCAATTACTTCAGTTACTACTACAAGGATGCCAACCAGCCATACAATGCCAACATAGCATCCAACACAGCGTTGACCAACCAGGCACCAGGTGCCAGGGCTGGCTACAATGACAGGGACACCTATGCTGATCAACGTGCGGGCAATGACTGGGGATATTCCGGAGAAGGCGGTGCCCAGGGCGGCAAGCCATATTTCTTCCGGGACATCACCATCTACGGCATGAGCCAGCATGATTTTGTGTCATACACGCTGATCAATCCACACATCATATCATACAGACACGACACCTATGACTACAGCGATGGCGGTACACCCATGCAGAACACCATGGAGTTGCGATACGAAACGGTCAAGTATGGATCGGGCAAGCTCAACGGAAGTACGGGTGCACCTATCCCAGGATTCGCAGATTCGGCATACTATGACAAGACTCCGAGCTCACTGAGCAGACCAGGTTCCAACACCAGCGTGCTGGGACAGGGTGGACTGATAGATGCTGGACTTGGCATCTTTGATGATCTGTCCTCGGGCAACCTATTGGGTGCGGCCATCAAAACTGCACGTGTGTCCAGATCCATCGACAGAGATGGCATCAAGGGAGTCAAGGAAGAGTTGAAGGGTGCGGTAATCAGACAGGGACTGCCCGCGGCAGTCAAGGCGATACAGACCATCCCAGTGCCCAAGAGGCAGGGACCAACAACGCCAACATTCCCAGGCGGACCAACACCGATACTGGCAACACCAGCACCGAATCCACTGAGCCTGGACCTATCTGACAACAACCTGCCAACCAATCTAGTCAACAGCAACACCAATGCAGTGGTGAACACAGCGGGCGGACGCAATCCCGGCACAACAGGTTACTCTGCCAGGGATCTGGTGGATACCACCACCAATGCCGACGGCACGCTGACCAGGACCACCAAGCAGACACTGTCTACCAACGCCTCTACCCTGGGCACAGCAATAATCAACCCAACATAGTCCAGTAGGTTAAATACTATTATGGGCACAGTCAACGTAACAAAGAACACACAGGACCAGTCAGTAACCATATTTGACCAGTTCTACAACAGGACCACTGCGATATCTCAGAATGACTATGAGATCGTGAGCACGTTTTTCAAGGCATATGGATACGACAGCGACATCGCAGATGACTTCACTTCAGTATTCTTCCAGATCCTGGAGGCATACGACATCACACGGGACGAACTGCTCAAGGAATTTCAGGGCGCCGGAGATGCCGTGGCACTGACAGAGACAGTGGCATACTATCTCAACGGCCTGAGATCAAAATCAACACTGGTGGGCGTCGGCGTGGTACAACAACCCAATAATTACGCGGCCCGAAACGTAGTCAAGTAATGGCCAAGTGGGCACAGGGCGACTACGTGCTTCGACATCCAGAGAAGTATGTGGGCATCAAGGGACCCCATTACCGGTCCGGTTGGGAACATGCCTTCATGAGATTCTGTGACACACACCCCAGCGTGACCAAGTGGGCCAACGAGTCCGTCAAGATACCCTACAGGGACCCATTCACTGGCCGGCAACGCAACTACGTGCCAGACTTTTTAGTGCAGTACCAGAACAAACATGGTAAATTAATAACGGAACTGGTGGAAATCAAACCCAAGAACCAGAGCATAATCGAGAGCAAGAATCGCAATCGACGATTGAGGGAAACAGTGGCATTGAACCATGCCAAATGGGAACAGGCCGCCCGCTGGTGCAAGGCAAACGGCATAACCTTCCGCGTGGTAACGGAAGAAGACATATTCAGGAGTGGTGCTAGATAATGACAAGGAAATTGGAAGAGATGTTTGACCTGGATCCAGTGGAGCAACAGCCAGACAATGAACTACACAAGCCCATTGAACAGGCCAGCACGCCCATTCCGGCCGACACATTCAAGAACATCGACAAGATAGAGTCGGCACTGCCGGCAGTGAAGGGATTGGAGGCCAGTGACCAGGAGATGGATGAACTGGGACAACTGGCACAGAACTCCTACAGGGACCTGATGGACCTGGGCATGAACGTGGATTCAAGATTTGCCAGCGAGATATTCCAGGTGGCCAACAACATGTTGGGACATGCCATATCTGCCAAGACTGCTAAGATCAACAAGAAGCTCAAGATGATCGACCTACAGCTCAAGAAGGCCAAACTGGACTCGGATACCAGCAAGAAGGGAGAGGTCATCGAGGCAGGCGAGGGACACATACTGGATCGCAACGAGATGCTGGAACAACTGCTGAAAGGCAAGGACTCAAAAGACTGAAACTGTATAAATACAGTCAAGGTAGGGAAAAATTATGAAGACATACTTAAGATATTTAATTGAAGCGGAACAGACTTACAAGTACAGGGTCAAAGTGGCCGGTGACTGTGATAATGAATGCCTGAAAGAGCTGGAGACCAAGTTGGGACAGTTCGAACTGGTCAACATGAGCTCACCCAAGACCACACCCGTGCAGGAAGATCCATTGGATTTCCCACATGTCAAGAACATGGAGGTCTGCTCTTTTGACATCGAACTGGCATATCCAGCAGGGCAGGACGCACTGTATGAGATGATAGAGAAATGCACCAACCATCCCAAGTCACACATCAAGGTGGTGGGCGAACATTTCGCCAAGTCCTGGGAGGAGCACGAGGGTGCGGAGCCTGAGGAAGGTCCGATACTGGAGAAAGAACTGTCGGACAGTGCGGAAGCCAAACAGGCCAGTGAAGACTACCAGAATCCCAGCAACAGCCTACCAAAAGACAAGCACACGAGATTCAAGTTTGCCGCCAACATCGCTGAACCGAAGGCACAAACAAACAATGACTTACCGATGGGTGACAAATCAGCCGTGGGTAGCGTGAAACCAAAACTACCAGACGTCAAGTCGTTTGCTAGATAGGAGACATAGAACCATGGAAATGCAAGACGTATTATCAAAACTGAAAAAGATTGAGAATCCCAACGAGGATCAGGCGAGAGCCATCGAGAACGCAGAGAAGATGAACAACCCTACCAATCCAACTGCGGAAAATCCATTGATGCCACAGGCACAGCAGGTCTCGGCAACGGGCGAGGAAGTGTACACACCAGTGGCAAATGAGGAATCTCCAACGGAGTATGCCAGACTGGCAGGTGTTCAGACACTGAACGTGCAGTCAGATGCTCCTGAGACTACCAACGAGGATGCCATATCTGATTTGGCCAAAAAGCAGGTAGACGCGGAATACAAAATGGCCAAAAAGCAAGCAGATGCTGAACAAAAAATGGCCAAAAAGATTGGTGAAGACGATGAAGAATCGTCTAAAGAGCAAGCAGAGTCCTATCTCAACTACATCGACCAGATGTGTGACAAGATAGAGGACAAGTCAGTTGCATATCAAATTCAAAATGCGGCCGACGACCTCCGAAGACTCCACGGCATTGCACCTACCATGACTCGAGACAAGTACAATGAAACAATCGAAGAAGCCAAGCCAGACTTCCTGGACCTTGACAAGGATGGCGACAAAAAAGAGCCAATGAAGAAGGCCGCCAAGGACAAGGAAGACATGAAGGAAGATGACACCACTCCTGAGCAGTACGAGAAGATCGAGAAAGTGGAAGAGGCATACGATCCATCAGACATCGACGACAAGATCGCTGGCCATGAGAAGGCAGGACACAAGGTCAAGAAGGACAGTCCATCAAAGGACAGTGCAGGATTCACGGTCACTTACAAGGACGGCAAGAGAACACACTACAAGTACACCAAGGATGGTGTCAAGGCCACATCCATGGAGCCAGTGGATCCATTGGTAGATCCGGATGCGGAGAAGAGAGGACGTGGACGTCCCAAGAAAGAGTCAGCGGAACTGAACCTGGACGCCATGATGGAAGACTTTGAAAACAAGTTGAAAGAAAGATTGGACGAGGGAGTCAATGTCACACAATCCATTGATGACCAGGGCAACGAGAACGTGAGCATCAGTGCCAACGGTGATCATGTGGACATGATCAAGAACCTGTTGAAACTGTCCGGCATGCGTTCAGATGGTTACAAGGAATACAAGGGCGATGAAGAGTCGGTCGAGGAAGAAAGAGACATCGAGTACACCAACTCTCCCAGAGAGAAGGTAGCATCAGCAGACACGCAGATGGTCAAGATGACAGGCGGTGTGAATGGTCCAAGACCAGCATCAGCGGCCAAGTCCAACTCAAATGCACTGTACCAAGAAACCAAGAACAAGGATCTGGAAGAGAGCATGATGGATCTTTACAAGGAATACAAGGAATCAGAATAATGTCTTTCAGAAAGTATCTCGAGGAAACAGAGAGGAGACATGCCAATCCAGTGACGGATGACCATGTGGACTTCATAATCAACCTGGACACGGTGGTTGAATCCATCGTTGAGTCACACACTGACGATTCCATCACACTGATCATGGACGAGGAATGCCAGGCCATGCTTGAGCATTGCGGATGTGAGTTCGAGGACGGTGTTGAGTTTGCAGTGTTTGACGAGGCAGAGTACCAGGGAAAGAAAGTCAAACTGAATGATCCCATCAGGACATCAGAGAATCCCAAGAAGAAATTCAAGGTGTACGTCAAAGATCCCAAGTCGGGCAACGTGAAAGTGGTGAGATTCGGTGATCCCAAACTGTCCATCAAGAGAGACGATCCCAAGAGACGCAAGTCATTCCGTGCCAGACACGGCTGTGACAAGGCATCAGCCAAGGACAAGACCAAAGCCAAGTACTGGTCATGCTACCAGTGGCGCAAGGGCTCAAAGGTCAACAACTAACATGCGAGCCAAGGAATTCCTATCGGAAAGAGGTCCCTTCGGCATGAGCGGCAAGCGTCCAGGAAAGATGGACCAAAGACTCGCCGCGGCCACTCCAGGAGCCTACACGGCAGACATGGACAGGTACTATGGCATGTACAGAGCCTCCATGCTGATGGCCAGGGCACCCGGTGACGACAGCGACATAGACACTGACGCATTCCTCACCACCAGACCATACATGGGAGCCTACACGGAGGCAGAACGCAAGATGATCGATGCCGCCAACAAGGCCATGGGAATCAAGACCAAGGTGGAGTCAGAAGGACCATCCAGGGAGTTGGAGGACACCAACACACAGTCACCCGTGCAGGGAGCCAAGTGGCAGAAGTCAAGGAAGAACAAGTGACATGTATGAGTACAAGGCCATCATCAAACGCATAGTCGACGGCGACACCGTGGACATAGACATCGACCTAGGGTTTGGTGTCATGCTGAAAGATGAACGTGTACGCATGATGGGCATAGACACACCGGAATCCAGGACCAGAGACAAGGTAGAGAAACTGTTTGGACTGGCGGCCAAGGCCAAGCTCAAGGAGATACTGGGCAAGCAAGCGGTGCTGGTGTGCAAGGAATACGATTCAAAGGGCAAGTTCGGACGCATACTGGGCGACTTCACTACCAAGGATGGCAAGATGGCCACCGAGGTGCTGATAGAACATGGACATGCAGTGGCCTACCACGGTGGATCCAAGGACGAGGTCTGGCAGACACACATGGCCAACAGGCAGAAGGTGTTGAGCGAGGGCGGCGTGAGCCAGAAGGACTATGACAAGGCAATCAAATTGATGGAACGCAAGAGATGAGATACGAAGAATTCAAAGAAGCAGTCTTAGCAGGTAGAGATTTTGAATATAACGGCAAAGGTCCCGTCAAGATCACAAAACAAAAATATGCCCGGGTGCAGAAAGATTCAAAGTTGACCAGCAATGGCAAACCATACATGATGGTACTCAATCCCAAGACGCAGGGCACTGAATTGGTACCTGTGCAGTTCGTGGACGAGGCAGTGATGACCGAGGAACAGTTTGATGAGGCGGCCGGCGAGAAGGACGCATGTTACCACAAGGTCAAGAGCCGTTACAAGGTATGGCCCAGTGCATACGCAAGTGGAGCATTGGTGCAGTGCCGCAAGGTTGGCGCGGCCAACTGGGGCAACAAGAGCAAGAAATAATGCGTGCAACAGAATTCATCACGGAAAAATGCTGGACAGGCTACAAGCAGGTAGGCATGAAGAAGAAGGGCAACAGGATGGTGCCCAACTGCGTGAAAGAAGACGACGTGGCAGAAGATCTCAAGGCCTGGTTCGGCAAGGGCAAGAAAGGCGGAGCCGGTGGAGGCGGATGGGATCGCTACAACACCAAGGGTGAACGCATCGGCAAGTGCGGTGATGCAGGACCCAAGGAAGGCAAGCCCAAGTGCTTGTCAAAATCAGCCGCGGCCAAACTCAGGGCCAAGGGCGGCAAGAAGGCCATAGCACAGGCAGTGCGTAGGAAACGCAGGAACGATCCCAACAAGGATCGCAAGGGCAAGGCCAAGAACGTCACCAACAAATACAAGAAATAACTGATCCTATATAGAAATTAATCTTGGTCCATAAATATTGTATTGGCCATTGCATTTCGGTGGCTGAACAAAGGGGAAATGTTTAAACCAAAATTATTAAGGAACATGTCGGATGGCACAGCCGTATATCTGACCATTGGATCACTGATCGCCGTCTGCATCGGAATCGTTTCGATGCTGATATCATTCATAGGATTCTGGACATTCATGTACGCATTGCTGTGTGGCACATGTGTATTTTTCTTGATCGCAATAATGTTGTGTTTACAAGCAGACTTGGATAGGAAAGAGGCCAGAGATAGCAAGTTGGACAAATGATATCACGCAGTCGGCACATAGATGGAACATCATACTACACAGTCACGAATGACTTTGATGATGTGCTGATAATCACTGAGAATCTGTCCATAGCAACTTTCTACGACACTCACTATCCTCGCAACAACAGGACATATCACATCAATTGCCTGTCAGGAGAACAATATGAAGAATTACTCAGGAAGGAGAGGGAGTCTCGTAAAAAACTTAAAAAGGCTGATAGTAGTTAGTTGCCTGCTCATGTTCAGCGGCACAGTTTCCGCAGGACCACTCACACTGGACCAGATGCCACCATGGGAGGTGTGCGTACACTCATCACAGTTGGCACTGTTGCTGGCACAGATCAGAATCATACAGAACCAAGAACCCAAGATCACACCCAGGAGACCGCCCACGCAGTATGAGGCCAAGGTGATCAACTTCATCATGAAAGAGGTCAAGCGCCTGATAGAAGTCGAGAAATACTACAACCCTGAATCCATACGCCTCAGGATATACAATGACTGCATGAAGCAGTTGCCGTTGTAATTATTTTCCACAAAGCATCCTGTACCGGTAAGTAAGTCAAACAACCAGGAAACAGGAACATGTTTGACGCGGCAAAACTAAAACTATACTATGACTTCTGCCTCAACACCATGAGGGACGAGGGAGAAGTTCCTGAGCTACAGGCCATCATGAGCCAGGTGGTGGAACAGTTCATCAAACCACTGGAGCTCAAGAAGAAGTCCAAGATACTGGACGTGGGCTGTGGAGTGGGATACTTCATGGACGAGATGAAGACACTGGGCTACAAGGACCTGACCGGAGTGAGCTGGACCGAGGGAGACATCAAGGCCTGCCTGGACAAGGGCTACAAGATCATCAAGGGAGACATCAACTTCATCAAGGACAATGACGACAAGTATGACTTCATATTCTGCAGGCATGCACTGGAGAAGTCAGTGTTTCCAATGATGGCACTGATAGAATACAACAGGTTGCTCAAGAAGGGTGGCATGCTGTACCTGGAGATGCCAGCACCCAACAACGCCAGGTTCTATGAGAACTGGGATCGCAACTACACAGTGGTCAACGAGATCATGATGCAGAGCTGGGTGGTCAGGGCAGGATTTGACGTGGAGTGGTATCGTAATGCCAGCATACCCATCACGCACAACGAAACGGGCAAGACCACGCAGGACACATACAACTGCGTGTTGGCCAAGAAAAAGGCCACGTTATCGGTTAAATAACTGTATGGACATCAAACAACTGAAGAAACTGGCCGGAGTCAAGGACACACCTGACATGGGCGAGAACATATCAAACACGGCCTCGGAAAAGTCCGAGTACCAACGCAGGCACAACATACGCCCGGGAGATCCCGAGTGGTTCAAGTTATGGTTTGCACAGCCTCACCTGACGGGTGAGGATCCCATGCCCAGGGACAAGTAATGTCACAGAAATCGCTTGACGGAGTACTGATCAAGAAGGCTCACAGCAAGATGAGCTACACCATTGATCAGATAGAACAGTTCAAGAAGTGTGCCGACCCCAAGACGGGTGCCAAGTACTTCATGTCCAACTTCTTTTACATACAGCATCCTGTGAGGGGAGGCATCAAGTATGATCCCTATGAATACCAGGAACGCCTGATAGACGTCTACCACAACTATCGATATTCCATCAGCATGATGCCCAGGCAGACGGGCAAGTCCACCAGTGCGGCCGGTTACCTGTTATGGTTCACCATGTTCGTACCGGACTCCACCGTGCTGATCGCCGCACACAAGTTCACTGGTGCACAGGAGATCATGCAACGCATAAGATACGCATACGAGGAATGCCCAGACCACATACGTGCAGGAGCAGTCAGTTACAACAAGGGTAGCATAGAGTTTGACAATGGATCACGCATAGTGTCGGCCACCACCACGGAGAACACTGGACGAGGTATGTCCATCTCACTGCTGTACTGTGACGAGTTCGCTTTCGTGAGGCCCACCATAGCCAAGGAGTTCTGGACATCCATATCACCCACACTGGCCACTGGTGGTAAGGCCATCATCACATCAACTCCCAGCAGTGACGAGGACCAGTTCGCACTGTTGTGGAAGGGTGCCAACAAGTGTGAGGATGCCAATGGCAACACCACTGACGTGGGCATCAACGGTTTCAAGGCCTACAGGAGTTACTGGAAAGAACATCCCGACAGGGACGACAAGTGGGCAGACGAGGAACGTGCCAAGTTGGGAGAGGAACGTTTCCGACGGGAGATGGAATGTGAGTTCGTCAACGTGGACGAGACACTGATCAATCCCATATACCTGATGGACCTGGCAGGAGAGGAACCCTCCCAGAGGACCGGACAGGTACGTTGGTACGGACGTGTGATACCCGAACACATATACACGGTGTCATGGGATCCATCACTGGGCACGGGTGGAGACTTTGCCGCCATGCAGGTGTTCAATGCCACCAACATGCGACAGGTGGCGGAATGGAAACACAACAAGACTCCCATTCCAGAGCAGGTGAGGGTGTTCTCGGACATGATCAAGCATCTCACGGAGCATGGAGTGAACGCCAACAACATATATTTCTCTGTGGAGAACAACACCATCGGAGAGGCCGCACTGATATCCATAGCGGACTACGGTGAGGAGAACATCGCAGGACTGTTCCTGTCAGAGGACAAGAAAACGGGACAGGGCAGGCGTTTCCGCAAGGGATTCAACACCACGCACAAGACCAAGATAGCGGCGTGCGCCAAGATGAAGACACTGATAGAGGGTGGCAGGCTCAAGATACACAGCAAGTCACTGGTCAGCGAGCTCAAACAGTTCGTGGCATCGGGCACCAGTTATGCGGCCAAGCCGGGCGAGCATGATGACCTGGTGATGGCCACTGTGCTGGCGGTACGCATGATGCAACAGATACAGCAGTACCACAAGGATCTGGGCGAGAACATGACGGATCATACCGATGTCGAGGTGCCACCATTGCCATTTATAATGTTTTAGATAAATACTCTTAGCATGATATCCACAGAACAAACCAGACAGAACCTATACGACCTGTTGTCAGTCAAGAACCTCAATGTGGTGACACGAGACGCACAGGGCAAGGAGACCAGTGATGCCGGACAGGCGGACCTGTTCACTTTTGACTATGTGGCCGGAGAGGAAAACAACTACGGAACGGTGGTAGTGACCATCACACCAGAGGGCGTGTTGGAAGTGTTCTATGGTGATAGGTTGGGACGTTCCATGGAGTCGCAGGACAAGGCCGACTGGTATGATTTCCTATACCAGCTCAGGCATTTCGCTCGCAGGAACATGATGGGATTTGAACTCAAGCACATGAACAAATTGAAACACGCAATGAAGACCATGGCCGCGGTCACTGAAGGCAAGTACTACGGCTACAAGAACACATCATACACCAAGCCAACCAGAGAGGCCAAGCTCAAGATCGTACACTCCAGACCCATTGACGAGGAGAATGGTGATGCACGTTACAGGAACGTGGCCAAACTCTATGTTGAAACGGCAGAGGGCGAGAGGTTCAAACTACCTTTCACCAAGCTCTACGCAGGTCGTGCCATGGCAAGGCACTGCTCAGAGGGCGGCGTGCCCTACGACGAGTTCGGCTCACACATCAGTGAAACGGTGGGAGACATACAGGTGTTGGAGGCATTCCTACGTTCCGCCAAGGGCAAGGAATGGACCGACGCAGGTGCTGACATCATGGTGGAGGCAGGCATCAGACATCTCAAGGCCCTGAAGAAGAAGGTCAAGAAGATGATCGGACGCCGTGGATACAGGGAACAACTGGATGCGTTCAATCCCCAACAGGAACAGG